ATAATTTCTTTATTGACTAATGCATTGATTACTGGGTCTTCTGGAGACAATGCTTTTGCTTCTTTGATTAATGCTAATCTATAGTTGGTATCGTGGCTTTCATAGTCAGTGTTGTATCTAACTTCGCCAGCCCAACGCATACCCATGTAACGAGCAGCATAGGTAAGAATAGTTTCTTCTGCTGATTCCATCAATCTCGCTTTTGCTTTTGCAAGTCTATGCAATTGCTTGCGTTCTTCAATGATGGCAACGCCTGATGCGATTTGATTCTTAGTGTTGCGTAAACCACCTAAGCCAGTCAACGCTTCAATCTGTTCTAGAATGTTATCTTGCTTCTTGATGATTGTAAGAACATCACCAGTATCAATAGTGATGGCTTCAATCTGTCCTTCAGTAGCACGAACGATTGCACCAGAGTGTACTGGGACTTTGACGCCTGGCTCTGCACGAATGATTGTGTGTGCGAATTGTACCGCTGAATAGGCCTCGCATTCTAATTTATAATGTTCTCGTTGTGCATCTGTTGCGCTGTCAATGTCTGATACGCCTAAGTCAATTCTGCGAGGGTCACGACGACCGTATGCAATGAATACAGGGATAGACATTCCTAGTGGGAAGACACCCTCACCTGTAAGTTTTGCTGGTGCATTTAGTTGAATAGAGTTTGCATTTTTCTCAAGTTCGTAACTGCGCCAGTATGAAGGGTTTGTTGCGTCACCTAAGTGATAGCATTTGATGTAATAGTTATTCTCATCTTCCATCTCAAGTATTTTTACATACTTGAGCATAGGTCTACCACCGTAATATTCAAACTCCCAGTCCCATACATTGAGAGGCTGTATAGCAACTGTGTAGGGACGACCTAATGTGCCGTCACCCTCTTGTGGCATGTCAACTGCAATCCAACAATGTCCGTAGATACTTGTTAAATCACCTACTTGTTCCATAAATGCTGTCAAACTACTGTTGTTTAAGTCAGCGTCAAGCAGGAATAAGTCTGCCCACTCAGCATTCTTAGGGTTGATGAACGAACCTGAAGGTGTACAAAACTGTAGATTGCGCTTTACACCAGGGTCAAACAGTACATCGTTGATGGTGTCTACAATATAACGGCAAATAGGCTGTGCAATCGTGTTATTAATTAAGTCAATCCATAGATTGCTGTCTTCACTTGGGCGTTTCTTACGCACATACTGTTTGAAACTGTAACCACCGAGATATGCTAACTGGTAGGCAAGCATTTGGTCATAAATTACATTATAAACAGGATTTTTCTTCAGTAAATCTGAATTATTCATAGGTTATTGTCTCTCATATATGAGTGTAGAACACATTGCGCTTAATGTATTTATACTTCAAGGCTTGTGTTTACACTTATCATTGTGGTTTCTTGCTAATGTGTTAACAGGTCTAATAGCACCACAATGTTTGCATGTTCCTAACTTGTGTTTATACCCAAACATGCCGCGACCATTTCTTCCTTTACTAACCATATCTTGTGCATTCTGTTTAAGTGTACCAGTCCACAGATGTTCTGGGTTAACACATTTTGGATTGTCACATTTATGACACACTGCCATTCCGTCTGGTATAGGTCCGTTGTGTAATTCATAACTGACTCTATGTGCTGACCGCATTTTGTCACTTGCCCAGCGAAACATTCCGTAACCAATATTGTTAAGTGCGTGTGTCCACTCCCAGCAGTCTGTTACTTCATTGATTACATATTTTTTATCAAATCGTTGTTGTCGTGTTTCAATAGAAACTCTTCCGTTACTTGCCATAAGTTGTCTCCTTTAGTTTATTTATACTAACTCCAACTCATGAAGTCTTCTTCTTGCTCACCCTTTAGTATTTCTTCCCAAGTAGGACCCCCAGGGTACAGAGGGCTATGAGGCATATACTCGCCACCAGGGCTACCTGCACGGGATAAGCGTTGGTCAGAATTAACATACTCTGATATGCCAATGGTATGGTGTTGAATGGGGAAAAGATGGTGAATGCCATATCTAATTGAGTCTCCTAGTCCGTCTATGTGAGCATACTTTTGCTCAGTGTATTTTACTAATTTCTTTCGTGTACCGTCTTCAAAGTGGTAAGTCTGTAGTGCTTCTAATAATTTCTTATCATTAGGGTCTACTACAAGTCCTCCTCTGTTGATAAATCCATTACTTGTATTATCTGTGTCAGTGATAAGGGGGTTTGATTTCCTACTGTTGACGATTGTAAATCCATACTTCTCAAGTAAGACTCTATCAGTGATACCAAAGGGCGAAGTTGTATCTCTATTCGCTTGAGTTCCTGACATATCAATAACTGCGTTAATTCGTCTTCTGGGGAAGTCTTCTCTGATAGCCTGCGCAAGTCCTTCAGTCCCGCAGTCAGGTATTGCATAAGATTTAAGTATTTCAATAGTTCCGTCTGGCTTTCCTGCATTTGTCACCTGTGCTACTGTTGCACACATGACACGCTTATTGAAGTCATGGAATGTGTACAAGTCTTGTTGTTTGTCTACTATTTCTCTACAATACTTATGTCTGTCCCAAGTGTAGAAGAACTGGTCAGCAACGCTTTCCCACTGACACATATAATCTTGATTGAACTTGAGGGGACTGAGTATTCGCTTTTGTTCGTCAATGAAGTCACGATTACCGCTACGCATTTCTTCATAGTTCAAATGTCTAACAATATATTTTGTTGGCATTTCTAGTGCCATCTTAAACAAATCATATAGTGGCCCTGCACCGTTAGGCGTACTGATAACAATCAATCTACCTTGTGTATCTGGTTGACCCACTTTAGGTCTAAGTCTGTTTGTGATTTCTTGCAATGTCTCGGATGTATAGAGGGCTGCTTCGTCTGCTACCCACACGCCAACATTGAGACCGCGTAAGTTCTCTCTTTGTTCTGCTGATTTGCAACGAATGAATACACCGCTTGGGAACTTGATAGTTAGTTCACTGTTGTTAATGTCTTTACCATCTACTAAGCCGAAGTATTCAATGCACGATTTCTTTAGTGGTTCCCATATCAGTGACTTAATCATTGACCCAGTAGGCGCACTATAGATAATGTCTTTACCTTTGTGATACTTTTCATCACTCGCAAATATAGGCAGTGCAATAGCGGCAAGAAATGTCTTACCACTACCAACAGGCACGATGTCTATGCAATGCTTATCGGTCTGTAACCAGTCTTGAAATATAGTTGACTGTTGACCGAATAAAGGTATCTCTATCTGATTATTCAATTACAAATAACTCACGGTTTAGACTATATTTCTTATCGTGCGCTTCAATGCGCTTAACACTTATGTCAACATAGTTACTATCAAGGTCAATGCCAACATAGTTAAAGTTTAACTCAACGCAAGCCATACCAGTTGACCCACTACCATTGAACGGGTCTAACACTGTACCGCCTTTCGGTGTGACTAACTTAACAAGATACTTCATAAGTTCTACTGGCTTTACTGTTGGGTGATTGTTACCGGTCTTTAATGTTTCGTTCTTAACTGCTTGATAGTTCTTACCGGCAAACTCATCATTCTGTTTATAGGCGTGATCAAGCATACCTTCTGGATTAGTAGGTATTGTTGTTAAATCAAATCCAATATGTCGTTCTTTGCGTGAGACCTTAGGGCAATAGAAGAACTTTTCATACCCTTTAATCTCACCTATAACATTAGCAGGGTAACGACCAGTGCGTGTTTCTTCTGCATAAGCACTCTTTTTATTTGGGTTAAACAAGTTAGGTGTTTGTGTATGAGCACCGACAGGCATAATGTCGTCACCGATTCTACAAGCGTTAATGTTTATTGCACCTGTTCCCCAGTCTTGTACATTTTGTAAGATGCTTGACTTCATGGGCTTTCTTGCCATACAGATAGGTTCGTGTGCTGGCTTCAATGCGTTGCCCCAGCCTTCCCACTCTTTTGCAAGTGCATCAGTTGGGACTACTTGTTCTATGTCAACCTGACCCTTTTTCTGCACTAATCCATCTTTACCTCTGAGGTCATGCTGGACAATAGTTTTAGTTTCTTTGACGCCAAACTTCTTCTGTATCTTTCTACCGATGTCATGACTCTTAGGAAAGCCTGAACTGTATATCCACATTATCTGGTCACGAATCTCAAAGCCTGCTTGCTCTAATGTGATAGCAAGATGATGATATGTTCTTGCTGCACTAAACGCAAGTATGTGTCCGCCAGGCTTTAACACACGCAAACATTCTTGATATGTTTCTAACGCACCTGTATTTGCATCCCAGTCTTTACCCAAGAAATCAATACCATAGGGAGGGTCAGTCACGATGCTGTCAAAGTGATTGTCTGGGAAGGTCTTTAATACTTCTATGTTGTTACCGTTTATTACTTGATAAGTCATTTGTTAATTCTTTCATTAATTTGTTGATGTAGTAAACTTAACTGGTAGTTCTTTCTTTTGTTCCCATTCAGGCAACTCTTTAGTTGGGAATGAGAATACATTAGTCATCGCTTGACCCAATGTAGTGTGGTCAATCTCATGCTTCTCTGCAATAACCTTACCGAGAATCATCTTCTCATAGTTCTGTCTTGCTGGCATATCAGCCGCAAGAATAGTCAATGCATAACCCTCTGCTAATAGTTCTTCAAAGGGTTTGCCGCATGTCTTCTTGATTGAATCAAGTACCTTCTCAGCAGTTAACTTGCTCGTTGACCCTTTAGGTCTACCAGCACCTGGGCGTCTACCGCCGTTTACTTTACTCATAACGCTTTCTCAATAGCATGTCTAAACTTGCTTTCTAAGTTCGGATGCAACTGATTACTTGGTACATACTTACGCAATTCATCACGCAAATATGTTAGGTCTGTGCTGGTTAGGTTAGCCATTGCTTTATGGATAATATAGAACTTATTCGGGCAGCACAAATGCTTTGCCAACGATTCAATACCAATAGTAATACCTTCAGTAACAATATCGGTCTGCTGTTCAGGCTTATCTTGTTCTACGATATGTTCTTCAATGTATTCTGCTAGTTCTTCATCACAGCAAGGCTCAATGCCTTCTTCGCAATTGTCGCAGCAATCTTCTTCTTTAATCATTTTATTAATCCTTCTTGGCGCAGTATTTTAGTAGCCCAGGACAGTCCAGCATTGCCGCCCCACATAAGATATGCTTGTGTACCAGGAGTAGGACTACCGGGCTCGTAATATACTTCTGCTCGTTTAAGAAAACTATAGGTTCTCTTGACTGTATCTAATGTTACATTCTCACGCTTGATGAACTGATTCGCTCTTGCAAGCCCTACACTTGTGCCACCTTTGTTACT